ATAAGGCACGCCCATGGATTGCTGGCCTTCATTTAGGCGGGCATACTGGGGGTACTTACGGTGTCGGAGGAACTCTCCTCGAGAGTGATTTTGTCGCTCCACTCGAAGAGCTTTACAAACGTGGCTTTCCACGAGCCACCGAACGTGAAGAACTCCTCGAAATGTACGGCAAGAACTCTTTGGAGAGTACTAAGATACATCCCAAATCTCCATTGAACTTTCTGGAAGAAGGCAATATTGAAGTGCATGGTTCGTGTTCAGGCCGCAGCAAGCCTATATCACGAGTCAGGACATCAGTAATCTCTGATTACGTCACCCAGGTGACTGGGGTCCCCAATCAGTGGGGTCCACCACAGTTGCGTGGGAAAGACGGAAAAGAGGCCTGGAAACCTTGGCGCGAAACACTCGTGCATGCAGCAAATCCCACTCCGGGGTTGCCGCAGCGGCACGTTTGTTGGGCGATGGAGGATTACAAATCCAGTTTGTTCAAGCCACTTGAGCTAGACCATGAGTTTTATGCGACTGAAATACGTAAGTTGTCTGAAGTCGAGATTGTCAGTGGGATTGATGGCAAGCGATTTATTGATGCTATGAAAGCGTCGACTAGTCGCGGTTTCCCTTTTGGGGGTGCCAAGTCCCAAGACATGATTGACTTAGAACCAACTGAGTGGCATTCGTGCCCTCGTACGTTAGTTCAGATACACTGGGATGAGCTGGCCAAGTTTGAAGAAGCAGGACGCGCTGGAAAGCGCTATAATGCTATCTTCAAGGCTAGCTTGAAGGATGAACCTACGAAACTTACAAAATCGAAGGTACGCGTGTTCCAAGCTGCTCCACTTGTGTTGCAGTTGGCGACTCGCAAGTACTTCTTGACTATTGCTAGGTATTTGTCGGTCCACCCTTTCCTCAGTGAGTGCGCTGTTGGTATCAACGCTCATGGTCCGGAGATGGATGAGTTGTTTAAGCACATCCGCCACTTCGGCTCCAAGAGGGGATGTGCTGGGGACTATAGCAAATATGACTTGAAAATGCC